TACTAAACGATAATGATTATCGTCCGGGGCGCTTTATGGCGCTCTAGGCAATTAATTATTAATTAGAATTCAAGGGAGAGGAGTTCGGACTGTGAGCCGTTGACGATGGTCGTCTAATAATATCAACTTTGCGCAAAGGTAGATTAGTCATCTTTTATGTTGGCAGGACGGCAGAATGTTTTTCAAAAGATAAGGGGTAATTACCTGAAAATATGAAATAGTTTTGTTATTAAGGTTCAAATCCTTACCATATTGCAAGTCAAACCTTGCCTCCTCTATTTTGAATTTTAAACAAATTAATTTATGATAACACTAATAAAAAAAATTGAGATAGTGATTGCGCTCATTGTGTTTGTTGCGTTGATAGCGTTGCTTCTGGTCATTCAAATTGCAATTATTACTATGGTGGTTCAGTTCTTTTCTTATGCTGTGTTGATGGCATGAGATGAAGTTATCCACTTTTAATCCACAGAGTTATCCACACAACTATATTTTGTGTGGATATTTTTATGTTATAGTATAAGCTCAACAGCAGGGGATGTAGTGTTCAAACGGTTTGGGCGGCTTATTCAGAAGTCGCCCGATCGTGCCATATGAAAATATCAATGGCATCAAATATAATTTTTTGATGTTTTTTTTATGACATTTCGCAATATAATAAACAAAGTTTTCCGACGCAAGATGTATTATTCTTTTGGCACGTCGTTCAATCAGTTCACGACTAACTGGGGAAATAAAAAATTTCTTGGCGCGTATGAATCATCACTCTATGTTTACGGGTGTGTTAAAAAGCGCGCGACGAAAGTCGGCGAGATCGAGTTCACGCTTAAGAGTAGAGACAAAGACGTCGAGGATGCGGAGTTATTGCATTTATTAAATAACCCGAATCCTTGGCAAACAAAAAATGAATTTTTCGAATTATACCAGACATACAAAGACTTGATGGGTGTTTCTTTTATTTATGTTGTTAGGGTTGGAGGAGATATTGAGTCAGGCAAAGTTGGAAAGGCCAAGGAGTTGCATGTGTTACGTCCAGATTGGGTTACTGTTATGGTGGACGAGGACACAGGAGATATAACGCATTTTGTTTACAGGCCAGAGAATACAGGACAGGAAAAAATTATGGCAGTTGATGAAGTAATTTTTTCAGAGTACGCATCACCATTGCGCCGATTCATGGGCCAGTCTCCGCTTAAGGCAGGAGTTTTGTCAGTTGAGACAGAGCGCGAATTGTCGCAGTATCATGTCAACGTGCTCAAGAATGGTGGAAAGGTTGAGGGCATCATCAATTATAAAACAATGGATCTCACACAGGAGCAGATCGATGATATTCAAGTTAAATTCAAAAAGCAATTTGCAGATGGCGAGAGTCAAGGCAAGCCATTCATTACGTATGGCGGAGCAGAATATCAAAATCTAGGGCTCACTCCAACAGAGTTGAGTTATTTGGAAAGCAAGAAGTTGACGCGTGATGATATTTTATTCATGTACGAGATCCCAAAGCCAGTGATGGGAATTACAGATGATGTCAATCTTGCAAATGCGCAGGTTGGCCAAGCTGTATTTTTGGGGGAAACAATAAAACCACTATTGCGTAATTTAACAAATAAGCTGGATGCAGGCTTGACGACAGAATTTGAAAAACTTGGATTTATAGATCCAACGCCAGAGGATGTTGAATTGCAATTAAAAAAGATTGAAAATGCACAGCAAAATAATTATTGTACGATCAACGAGTTAAGGGTTATGGCTGGAAAACAACCACTCAAATCAGGTGGCGATGTTATTATGGCGCCTATGGCTCAAATTCCAATCGAGGGTGTTGAGGTAGAAAAAGAAATCAAAAAGCCGGGCAGGCGCAGATCTGCAAAAAAGAGTAATAAAAAAATAACACATCCATTGCAGAATGAAGAGAACCGAAAAACATATTTTGATGTCTGGATTAAAATTGCAGATCAAAGGGAGCGCAGATTTAAAAATTCAGTTAATAGATATTTAGATCAGCAAATGGAGAGGGTTCTTGCAAGCATAGAAGATAAACAAAAAGATTTCGCTGCGGAGCATTTTGATCAGACAACAGAATTGACACTCGGGGTTGATGAATTTTTGCCAGAGATGATTGAGATGGCCGAGGAAAGTGGAGCAGATGCAATATCGCTTGTCGGGTCCAGTGTTGAGTTTGAGGTTACAAATTCGATTCGAGATACATTAAAATCCAGAGCCGAGTTTTTTGTTGGCGAGATGAACCAAACAACATTTAAAAAATTACAGGATGAGTTCGCGGAAAGTTTGGCGGCAGGCGAGGGTAGAGATAAATTGGAAAAAAGAATTGAGGCAACGTTTGGGGATATTAAAAAAAGCAGATCTGCAACAATCGCACGCACAGAGGTTCTGGTCGCAAGTCAAACAGGAGTAATAAACGGATACAAGCAAGCAGGTATCGGTATTAAAATATGGGTTTCTATTTTAGACGACAGGACACGAGAGACACATGTCGCTATTGATGGCGAGGAAAGGCCAATCGATAAGAGATTCAGCAATGGGCTTATGTATCCCGGGGATCCGCGCGGGTCTGCTGCAGAGGTCATTAATTGTCGTTGTACTATTTAATTATAAACTATCAAATGCTCTAAGGTTAGCAAAAAGTTAAAAAAATAATTTGAACATTTGAACATTATTTATCTATATGAAAAAAAAATACTTCCAAATCACGAATAAATCGCTCGCGGATCTAAAGGTCAAATCACTCAAGGAGTTGTGGACATTGGTGCAGTCGAAAGGATACGAGGGTTTATCCCTTGTGTTTGATACAGAGTTCAAGAAAGCAGAGGATTCAGAGAATAAATTTCATGCGGTTTTTTCCACAGCAAAAGAGGATCGCCATGGCGACATTGTTGTGCAAAATTTTGAGGTGGCCAATTTTAAGAAAAACCCGGTATTCCTTGACAGTCATAATTATGATGGCATCGAGCATATCATCGGCAAGGTGCAGAACATTAATTCAAAATCTGGAAAGCTAGAGGGCGATATTATTTTTGCTAGAGAGGAAAACCCAAAGGGAGAGCTGGCATTTAAGATGGCAAGCGGTGGATTCCTTGGGGCTACCAGTATTGGATTTATCCCGCTTGAGTTTGACAAAGATTTCAAGATTTTAAAAAGTGAGTTATTAGAAATCAGCGCTGTTAGCGTGCCCGCAAATGCTCAATCATTATTCACAAAAAAATATGACGAATCAAAAGACAATGACGAAGCAGGAGACGGACCAGATATTTCTAACACAGAGGGTCAGAACGGCTATGGGGCGCCCGATGGTGGGGATATTGACAAAGATAAACAAAAGAAAAATAAAAATAAAGGTGGCGAGCCTCGGGACCCACAGCCAGTGCCAGCACATCGAAAAACTAAAACTAAAAAAACAAAAATAAAAACAAAATCATCAAATGATATATTAAAACTTATCAACAAGGCGGCAAATGCCATCAGCGAGAATACGGTCGAAACACGCTCCGAGAGCGTCACAGTTGAACGCAATCGCCTAATTAATAAAGCGGTAAGAAAATTGTTAAAATTAAAAAGATAATTGAGTATGTTAAAAGAATTATTAAAAATGCTGGCCAAGCTCTTGGAGCGTGGTCATGCCAGTTTAGAGGAAAAGGCAATGGCTAATATGCTATTTAGCAAATTGTCAAAGGCACAGCAAAAGGAAGCAAAGGAAGATACAGAGGCAGTTGATGATCTACCAGAAGAGGAAGCAGGAGAAGAGGGTGGCGAAGAAGAAGAGGAAGAAGAAGAGGGCGACGAAAAACCAGAGGGCGCCGAGGAAGAGGAAGAGGAAGCAGGAGAAGAGGGCGAGGATGAAGAAAAGAAAACATCCAAGATCATCAGCAAGATGGTTGAAAAGGGCGTTGAGGCAGGTGTTAAAAAAGCAAAAATTGGAATGGAAGTTGGATACAAAAAAGCTATCAAAGAACACAAGGACTTGATGACAAAGCGTGCAGGCCTATACAATCCATCAGTTCGCAAGGGCATTGATAGAGTTGCTGCGAATGTGCGTGTCAGAGAATATATCAGCGCATTGATTGTTAATGACAATGTCAAATTGCAAGAAATGATTTCGAATGATCCAGGCCTTAGCAAAAAGGATATGTCATTGACAGATGCAAATGGCGGATACACAGTTGACAGTGAATTGAATGCAGAGATTCAGCACTTGATGACAGAATTCGGCGTAGCAAGACGCGAGATGCAGACTGTGACAATTTCCAAGGGCGATCTAAAGTTGAATAATCTTTTGACTGATGTGGCTGTAACATGGACAGACGAAGCAGCAGACAAAACTTCAACAGCGCCGACATTTGCACAGGTCACATTGGAGCTAAAGAAAATCGCTGCAATCGTTCCGTTGACAGAGGAATTGCTCGAAGATACCGAGATCGATATGTTTGGATTCTTAGCAGAACGTTTCGCAGAAAAGATGGCCGAAAAAGAGGACGAGGCATTTTTCAATGGAGACGGTACTGGTACTTATGGAAGTTTCACTGGGTTGCTTAATAACACAGACATAAACGAGGTCACCATGACAGGATCAACGTTTGCATCAATCG